TCGTACACTGCGACTGCGTCGGGAGGAAGCTCGGCCGAATCTCCACAAAATCTGTTATGAATTACTTCGGGTCGATCCCCGAGTTGAATCCCTTCGAGTATCTTGGGTAAGGGTCTATCTGAGTTTACTGGATTGTTAATTGTTTTCATTGTTATTCCCCTCATATGATGCAGGATGTATAAGTCCCGCATCGATTAAGTTAACGGCCATGCGACCGAATGATCCCTGCAATTGCCATGCAAGGCCTGTATCCACGAGACACTGCCACGCATCCAAGGTCTCTTCCTCGGATGCGTCTTGTATTCCCTCGCAAATTGAAACTGCTGTAAAATTATCCATTATTTTTCCTCCAAAGTTTTTAAGTAATGATCGGCGTTCGATGCATCAATATCGATCTCAAAGTTATTAATATCGTATTCTCTTAATACGTCACCGATTGATCCTCTTGCAAGATCCTCATTAAAATATAAGATCTCATTCTCAATCGTTTCATCAATTCGCATTTCAACATCGCTATCCAATTCCTCGGTTGCCACATCGAGTTCAATGGTTACAATGTAACGGCGCTTGATCTTGGTTGCAGTGTAGTCATTCATAATGTTTTCCCTCGTAGTTATAACGACAGCCCAAAACTGCGACTGTAGATTCAGTATACCATACTTTACTTATCCACTACCCCCCGACGCCCCAAATCTCAGTTGAGACTCCGATCAAATCCTTATACATTTGAACTTTCATAAATGATCAGAACAAAATCCAAATACCGGGACCCCCAGGGGGTCTATATGTCAACTACCCCCGGCCATCAAAATAAAAGGCAATACAAAAAAATATTTCGCAAAAAATTTTGAAAACGGGAGGAGTTGCAAAAATCTAAAATATGTAATAGAGTCAAACACATGGAATATAAAACCAGCAGAAAAGAGGCACTTGCAGCGGGAGAAACTAGATATATAGGGTCGCCTTGTAAATATGGTCACGGATCTATTCGATATACAGGTAATTGGGAATGTGTAGTTTGTAAGCGTAATAGAAAACGAGGTGGATTAAATGCTGTTATAGACCCAGTTATAGAACAGTCCCGCATAAATAGAGCTAATGCAATAGCTTTAGGAAAAAATAAGTATATGGGAGTAAAATGTTCTCGGGGGCATGATGGGGAACGCTACGTTAAAAATCATGCTTGTATAAAGTGCCGCCTAGAAGCTAAATATAAAAGAAGGAAAAAGTTTAGTTTATTACGTAAAGCTATAGCTAAGACCTTATGTGGCCCTCGTCTTCCTCGAATTGGTAATAATAAAAAAAGATATACAGATGAGCAACTATTAGAAAGACAACGAATTCGTAAGGCTAAATATAGAAGTAAAAACAAAGATAAAATAAATGCTTATAAAGCTAAACATCGCGCTGCAAAACTAAATAGAACTCCAGGGTGGCTACGCCCCGTAGATTTTAGACACATTCAAGTTTATTATGAAATATCTAAAAGACAAACTCAAGCTACCGGGATAGAACACCACGTCGATCACATTATTCCTTTGCAAGGGAAAACAGTATCTGGCTTGCATGTGCCGTGGAACCTTCAAGTATTAGAAGGACGAGAAAATTTAAGAAAAAATAATAAGCTAGTCTAGGTGAGAATGATTATCACTACCACAGGGCCTTAAAAAACTAATTAAAATACGCCTATGAATTTATTTGAACTCTTAATTATCGCTAGTCTTCTGGCAATACACTGCGTAAACCTTGTTTCTTAAATAAGATTCGGTTATACTTTGTCGCAATAGCTGCACAAATTTTAATCACAAGGTGTAATCAGCGACACATGTCAGACAACAAACAAGATCAAACCCTATTTCAAGAGGCAATGACTCCTCCTGATACCGTTTTCGTCATGCCGCAAATTGATGAAGATGTCCCCATGCCTAGCAAAAATTCACACACTACACCAAAAATGACCGCCGCTGAGGAGTTGACTATACGAACCCATACTATTAAAAAACTCAGTGACTTAGAAGGGAATACATTAGAACCTTCAACAGAAGAAATTGAAGATGCTGAGGAAATTGCACGAGAAATTATGGAGAATCCTAACTTAAAAATAGAATATGGTAATTATCCTAATGAAACAATAGCTTATCTTGCTGGATTAGTATCACAAACAAGCCATATGGTTGCCAAAGACCTTGCGGATATTAAGTTATCTGTGCTTAACGGACTGTTACAAGAGGCGGCTACGGCAACTAACCCGAAAGACCGCATTTCTGCCTGGTCTAAGATAGGAGAAATTGACGGTGTTGATGCGTTCAAGAGAAAAACTGAGGTTACTCATATAACAAAGAGTGGTAAAGAGCTAGAAGAAGAGCTGAAAAAGACCATCGATGAGCTAAAAGGTAAGGTCATTGAGGGAGAACACGAGATTGTTGAAGAGGAAGACAATGATTAGTTACAAAGACCTTGCTATTTTAGAAAAAGCGTTACCGACGATGTCTGAAAGTGAGCGTCGGCGCAACTTAGACCTATTAACTAAGTACAAAGCAGAGCTTGTTAAGGAAGCAGGGGGTAAAACTTTCCTTGAATTTATTAAACATGTCTATCCTGACTATAAAGTAGGGGCACACCATGCGAAATTGGCTAAATTATTTGAAGAAATTGCAGAAGGCAAAAGAAAAAGAGTTATTGTTAATATTGCTCCGCGACACGGGAAGTCGGAGCTTATCTCTTACCTCGCTCCTGCTTGGTTTTTGGGCAAACACCCAGCAAAAAAAGTTATTATGGCTTCACACACTGCTGACTTGGCTGTTAATTTTGGTCGACGTGTTAGAAACTTGGTGGGCTCCGACGCGTACAAAGATATTTTCCCTAAAGTTGAGCTGCAAGCCGATAGTAAATCTGCTTCTCGCTGGGGTACAAACTATAATGGGGAATACTTTGCTATTGGTGTCGGTGGCGCTCTCGCCGGTCGTGGTGCTGACTTGTTTATTATTGATGACCCCCATTCAGAGCAAGATGCCAAACTCGGAAAAGCAGACGTGTTTCTACCAGCTTGGGAGTGGTTCCAATCTGGTCCTTTACAACGACTTATGCCGGGCGGAGCGATTATAGTTGTGATGACTCGGTGGTCTAAACTTGATTTAACTGGTCAAATTGTTAATCAAATGGTAAAAAATGAAGACGTAGATGACTGGGAAGTTGTTGAATTTCCAGCGATTTTAGAGAAAGATGGAGAAGAAATATCATTATGGCCTGAGTTTTGGGATATAAAAGAATTACAATCTCGACGCGCAGCGATTGACATACGCTACTGGAACGCTCAGTATATGCAGAACCCTGTCTCTGAAGAAGGCGCTTTAATTAAACGAGAGTGGTGGAATATATGGGAAGAAGAAGAACCGCCGACTTGTGAGTTTATTATTATGTCACTCGATGCCGCACAAGAAGCGAATACAAGAGCTGATTATAACGCATTATTAACTTGGGGTGTGTTTTTTAACGAAGAAACGAATAATTATAATATAATACTACTTAATGCAGTAAAGCAGCGTTTAGAATTTCCTGAATTAAAACAACTTTGTATTGAAGAATATAGAAATTGGGAACCTGACGCATTTATTGTAGAGAAAAAATCTAATGGGGCTGCACTTTATCAAGAGTTCAGACGAATGGGTATTCCTGTTGGAGAATTTACTCCTGGCAAAGGTCAGGATAAAATCAGTCGGGTTAATGCAGTTTCTGATTTATTTAGTTCAGGTATTGTGTGGGCACCTGACCATCGATGGGCTCATGAAGTTATCGAAGAGTGTAATGACTTCCCATCCGGTGCAAATGACGATTTGGTCGATTCAACCACACTCGCACTAATGAGATTTAGACAAGGCGGCTTCATTAGGTTACCATCAGATGAAGAAGAAGATATTAAATATTTTAAGGGTATGAGTCAAAAAAGGCTTTATGCAATATAAGGAAAAATTATGGCACGTATGAATGATGTAGATAAAGGAATGTATGAAGCTCCCATGGGGATGGAAGAGCTGGCAGCAGACGAACCCGATTTAGAAATTGAAATAGAAGATCCGGAAGAAGTCACTATTCGCGCTGGAGGTATGGAGATAGAAATTGATCCTGACCGTATGGCGGATGATGAGTTTAATACTAATTTAGCTGAAGAACTAGACGACGCTGACTTAGCACAACTTGCTAGTGATTTGATGGAAGGATATGAAGGGGACTTATCTGCCCGTAAAGATTGGCTAGATACTTATGTTGAAGGTCTAGAACTTTTGGGTCTTAAACTTGAAGATAGGTCAGAGCCGTGGGAAGGTGCGTGTAACGTATTCCATCCGCTTATGACAGAATCGCTTGTTAAATTCCAAGCAGAAACCATGACTGAAACATTTCCTGCCGCAGGCCCAGTCAAAACTCAAATTATTGGTAAAGAAACAAAAGAAACAGTTGAAGCTGCAGCTCGTGTACAAGAAAACATGAACTTCCAGCTTACTGAGAAAATGGTTGAATACAGACCTGAACATGAAAGAATGTTATGGGGTTTGGGTTTAGCTGGTAACGCATTTAAAAAAGTTTATTATGATCCTAACCTCGAACGACAGGTAGCTCTTTTTGTTCCCGCCGAAGACATCGTAGTGCCATACGGAGCGTCTAGTTTAGAAACCGCAGAAAGAGTTACTCATGTCATGCGTAAAACAGCCAATGAATTACGCAAACTTCAAGTTGCTGGGTTTTATCGAGATGTAGATTTAGGTGAACCTAGTCATGAACTTGAAGAAGTTGAGAAAAAAATTGCTGAGAAAATGGGCTTTGATGCAACAACAGATAACCGTTTCAAAATCCTTGAAATGCATGTTGATCTTGACTTAGAAGGCTATGAAGATACCGATAAAGAAGGTGATCCAACCGGCATTGCGCGTCCTTATGTTATTACTATTGAACGTTCTACTAATACAATATTAGCTATTCGCCGTAATTGGAATCAAGACGACGATACTAAACGTAAACGCCAGCATTTTGTGCATTATGGTTATGTGCCAGGATTTGGTTTTTATTGTTTTGGTTTGATCCATTTGATTGGTGCATTTGCAAAATCAGGCACCATGATATTAAGGCAGCTAGTTGACGCAGGGACATTATCTAATCTTCCAGGTGGATTTAAAACCCGAGGTTTAAGAATTAAAGGTGATGATACACCAATTTCACCTGCAGAGTTCCGAGATGTTGATGTGCCTTCAGGAAGTATTCGAGATAATATTTTACCCCTACCTTATAAAGAGCCTTCACAAGTTCTTAATATGTTAATGAATCAGATTATTGAAGAAGGCAGACGTTTTGCTTCAGCAGCTGATTTAAAAGTTTCAGACATGTCTGCTCAAGCACCCGTCGGTACAACACTGGCTATCTTAGAGCGTACATTAAAAGTTATGTCTGCAGTACAAAGTCGCATTCACTATGCAATGAAGCAAGAATTTAAATTGCTTAAAAACATTATAAAAGACTATACGCCTGCAGACTATTCATATGATCCATCTACCGGGACAAGAGACGCTAAACGTGAAGACTACGATTTAGTGGAAGTTATTCCTGTGTCTGATCCTAATGCTGCAACTATGTCTCAAAAAGTTGTTCAATATCAAGCAGTTATGCAATTAGCGCAAGCTAATCCTGATATTTATGACTTACCTGAGCTTAACCGTCAAATGCTAGAAGTATTGGGCGTGAAAAACATCAACAAGCTTATACCTAACAAAGAAGATGTTAAACCTACTGATCCTGTTTCTGAAAACATGAATTTAATTAACGGTAAACCAGTCAAAGCATTCATCTATCAAGATCATGAAGCACACATTACAACACACATGACTTTCAAAGATGATCCTAAACTTGCACAGCTAGTAGGGCAAAGTCCAAAAGCTCCTGTTATTGGAGCAGCTATCGAAGCACATATCGCAGAGCATTTAGCGTTTGAATATCGACGTCAAATAGAAGAACAGCTGGGTGTACCACTTCCAGCGCCAGACGAAAAACTTCCAGAAGACATTGAAGTCGACGTATCACGACTTGCTGCCCGAGCTGCAAAACAACTCATGGCTAAGAATATGGCGGAGATGCAGAATCAACAGACACAACAAAAACTGGAAGACCCACTTATTCAAATGCAACAACAAGAATTACAAATTAGACAAATGGAAGCTCAAGCAAAAGCTCAAAAAATGCAAGCAGACACTGCATTGGAACAAGCTAAACTCGAACTTGAAAAACTTAAAATGGATTCTCAGGAAAGAATTGCAGGAGCTAAAATTGGTGCTGAAGCAGTCAATCAGCAAAAAGAACTTGACGCTAAAGAGTTTATAGAAGGAACAAAACTTGGAGCACAAGCAGTAGCAGCAAAAACTCGGCAAAAGCCGCAACAATAAACGAAAGGAACTTAGATGGATGAATCGTTAAAAGTACTTGCCCAACAATTGGGTGAGGAAGAAGAACGCATGAAAGAAGATTTATGTATAGGAAGGGCTAAGGATTTTGCACATTACCAACACGCTTGTGGTGTTATCCAAGGTTTCCATGTTGCTCAAGGGCTAATTGCGACTTTAGCAAGAAATCAAATGGAGGACGGGGACGATGAGTGAAATCGCAACACTTAAAAAAGATATTGTCACGCTTGATGGCAAACCAATCAGCAGTAAAAAGGAGGAAGCTCCTGCAGAAGAACAAAAACCCACTCAATTACCTGAAGTCAAAGGCTATCGCATTTTATGTGCGGTTCCTGTCGTAGATGAAAAGTACCAAAGTGGAATACTTAAATCAGACAAAACTAAAAACATAGAAGAACATTCAACTGTTGTTTTGTTTGTAATTAAATTGGGTGATATGGCTTATAAAGACGAAGACAGATTCCCAACAGGCCCCTGGTGTAAAGAAGGAGACTTCGTTATTACTAGAGCATATTCTGGAACTCGAATCAAAATTCATGGTAAAGAGTTTCGCATTATTAACGACGATACCGTAGAAGCAGTGGTCGATGACCCACGTGGCTACGAACGCGCATAAGGAGAAAAGCATGGCAGAGATTATAAATGAAGTGCCTGATGAGCTCAAGGATGATGACGAAAGTCAAGAGGTAGAGCTTCAAGAAAACGAAACAGAAAAAGGCGAGGTTGAAATTGAAGAAAAACCTAAGAAAGAAACCAAGCCTAAACAAGAAGAACTAGATCTTGATATTGAAATTGAGGACGATACTCCTCCTGAAGACCGAAATCGAGAGCCTTTACCAGAAGAAATCAAAGATGAGTTGGACAAAGATACTCTTGAAGATTATTCAGATAGGGTCAAACAAAGAATGGCTCAACTTAAAAAAGCGTGGCACGATGAAAGACGCGCTAAAGAATCTATCGATAGAGAACGTTCAGAAGCTTTAAGAATTGCTCAAAGTATTATTGATGAAAACAAGAAGCTTAAAAAAACGCTTTCCGCGGGAGAAGAAGATTATCTTAAAACACTAAAAGAAAAATATGAAAGCGATTTATCGGTTGCCAAAAAAGAATATCGTGAAGCTTACGATTCTGGGGAAACAGATAAAATTATTGAAGCTCAATCAAAAATGAACGACGCTCAATTTAAGCTATCTCAAGCATCAAACTTAAAACCACAATATACTTTACAAGAAGAGGAAAATAATGTAGAGTTAGCTCAAAGACAAATACAGCCCAATTTTCCAAAGCCAGATACGAAAGCACAAGCTTGGCAAGAAAAAAATGATTGGTTTGGAACGGATGAGGAAATGACAAGTTTAGCTTTGGGCGTGCACGAAAAACTTGTTAGACAAGGCATAGATCCTACATCTGATGATTATTACCGTCGTATTGACACTACGATGCAAAAACGCTTCCCAGAATATTTTGGGGATGATACTGAATCGATTGAGGAAGAAAAACCTCAACGCAAACCCTCAACTGTCGTTGCTCCGGCTACGCGTAGTACCGCGCCTAAAAAAGTACGTCTTACAAAGACACAGTTGGCTTTAGCTAAAAAGTTTAAGTTAACCCCGGAACAATATGCACGCGAATTAATTAAAACGGAGAACGCAAATGGATAACCGCAAAGATAGAGATATAGAAGCTAGAAAAGAAACTAGAGAATGGAAACCACCATCACTCCTACCAGAAATCAAACAAGAACCTGGATGGGCGTATCGATGGGTTAGGGTGTCATTAGCTAACGAAGCGGACAATCTAAATGTGTCCTCGCGGATGCGTGAAGGCTGGGAACCTGTGAAACATTCAGATCACCCAGAAGTAAATTTACCAGTAAATCCAAACTCATCGTTCGGAGACTCGATCGAAATAGGGGGTTTACTACTTTGTAAAATGCCACAAGAAATGGTTGACCAAAGAAATGAATACTATAGGGATAAGGCGAAAGCTCAAGAACAAGCTGTGGATAACAACTTGATGAGACAAAATGACCCTCGTATGCCTTTGTTTTCAGATAAAAAATCAACTGCTTCTTTTGGAAAAGGTAACAAATAATTCTTTAATTAGGAGATAACATCATGGCAACAACAGCCGCACCTTACGGACTAAGAGCCGTAAATCATATAGGTGGTACCCCATATGCGGGTTCTACACGCCTATTACCAATTGCGTCTGGTTATGGAACTAATATATTTAACGGAAGTGTCGTTTCTATTGTAGCAGCAGGTACAGTTGAGTTGGTGACCACTATTGGTTCAGCAGCTTCACCGTTCCCGGCAGGTACAGTCGGCATATTCGTTGGATGCTCATACACAGACCCAAATACAAAACAAAAATTGTTTGCTCAATATTGGCCATCAGGTACAGTAGCTTCTGACGCTGTAGCTTATGTGATCGATGATCCAGATGTTGTGTTTAAAGCACAAGCTGATGGTACTATCGCTCAAACAGGCCTAGGCGCAAACGCACCTTTGGCAAATGTACAGTCTACTTCGACTGGTTCTACTGTAAACGGTAATTCTAACGTTGCATTAGATGCTACAGTGGTTCAAACTGCAGCTGCATTCCGTATTGTTGATTTCGTAAATGATCCTGATAATCAGGTAGGCGATGCTTACACTGAAGTATTAGTAAAATTTAACGGTATTCAACATTCATATAACAACTCTACTGGTATTTAAGGAGAATAAATCATGGCAATTTCAAGAGCTCAGTTATTAAAAGAGTTGCTTCCTGGCCTTAATGCTTTATTCGGAATGGAATATCAGCGTTATGGCGAAGAGCACAAAGAAATCTACGAATCTGAAACATCAGAACGTAGCTTTGAAGAAGAAACAAAACTATCCGGTTTCGGTAATGCACCTGTTAAAGGCGAAGGTTCTGCCATCGCTTATGACAATGCACAAGAAGCTTGGACAGCTAGGTATAACCACGAAACCATTGCTTTAGGTTTCTCACTAACAGAAGAAGCTGTTGAAGATAACCTCTACGACACTTTATCTGCTCGTTACACTAAAGCATTAGCACGTTCAATGGCTAACACTAAACAAGTGAAAGCTGCTAACGTTCTTAACAACGGTTTTAGTGGTAGTTATGCAGGTGGTGATGGCAAAGCTTTATTTGCTACAGATCACCCTCTAGTAAATGGTGGTACTAACAGTAATACACAGGCAGTTGCTGCCGACTTAAACGAAACTTCATTAGAAAATGCTGTGATTCAAATCGCAGGATGGACAGATGAAAGAGGTTTATTAATTGCTGCTAAACCACGTAAATTAGTAATCCCACCAAACTTGCAATTCGTTGCAACTCGTTTATTAGATACTGAACAACGTGTCGGTACTGCTGATAACGACATCAACGCGATCAAGTCAAATGGTGCGATTCCAGAAGGCTATGCTATCAATCATTTCTTGACTGATACAGATGGATACTTCTTAACAACCGATGTACCTAATGGTATGAAACATTTTGTTCGTACTCCATTAACTACATCAATGGACGGCGACTTCGACACAGGTAACGTACGTTACAAAGCTCGTGAGCGTTATTCATTTGGTTGGTCAGATCCCCTCGGCATGTGGGGCTCTCAAGGTGCTGCTTAATTTGTAAGCGCACTCCTCCTGAAAAACCCAGCTCCCTCTCGGCTGGGTTTTTCTTTACCTAAAACTCATACATTTCATTAGATACTTTAATACTATCCTTTGTTACTATACGTCTAACTGTATTACATGTAATACAGAATCTAAACTTAAGGAGAAACATTATGTGGACTAAACCAGCAGCTACAGAAATGAGATTTGGCTTTGAAGTAACTATGTACGTATGCAACAAGTAAGTATATAATTTAAAAACTTATTATCTATTCGGTACGGTGGCTAGGAAACAGCCTGAACCGTTTAAAAGGGGTAATATTTTAAAAGCACCACATTAAGAGGCCTAGCGCCTCTTTTTTGTTGTATAATACTAATAAGTGATGTATTATCTTATTTATCTGGGAACATCCAGCTTATCAGACTGCCCCAGCAGACGCATACACGACGGATAAGCTTAACTTTGTATGGAGAAATTCAAATGGCAACAACAACCTTTTCAGGTCCAGTCGTATCAACAAACGGCTTCACAGGTGCTGTAACAGGCAACGTATCAGCAGTAACAGTAACCGCAACAGGCGCAGTTATCTTCTCAGGATTACCTACATCAGACCCATCAGTTGCAGGTCAATTATGGAATAACTCAGGTGTATTAACAGTTTCAGCCGGCTAATAGGAGAAAAATATGCAATCTGATATAAAAGCAGCAGTCTTTGTTGCAGCAGATTCTCCAGATACCGTTGTTAATCACAGAGCTCGTTTAAGAGGTATGAGTTATATTTCTTCAGCCTCAGCAGGTTCTATTGTGTTTAAAGACGGAGCGTCAGGCGATACATTATTAGAATTGAAAACTCCAGCAGGAGTAGGTCAATCAGATGTTATTATTCCTGACCAAGGCGTTTTATTTACTAGTCAGATTCACTGCACACTAACTAATGTAACTGCAGTGACTATCTTTTATAGCTAAAATGTTAAAATGGATAAAGAGCCTGAACCAAAAAATGAGGATTCTAAACTCGCAGAGAAAATACCGAGCGAGAATAAAACAACTCAACAAACTTGGAGATGGCTCGAAGCAATCGGAGACTGTGTCTGATGGCAACAACTAAGAAAAAAGGCATGGGGATTAAAACTTCTGTAAAGTCGGGCAACTTTCGCCCAACTAAACAGGGTGCTGGTATGACAAAGAAAGGCGTAGCCGCATACCGTAAAGCTAACCCAGGCTCTAAATTAAAGACGGCTGTTACTGGAAATCCTAAACCTGGTTCTAAAGATGCAAAGCGACGCAAGTCATTTTGTGCAAGAAGTGCAGGGCAAATGAAAGATTTTCCAAAAGCAGCTAAAGACCCTAACTCAAGACTACGTCAAGCAAGACGGAGATGGAAATGTTAACAAAGGTGATGAATCATATGGACGAACCAACAAAGCACGCAATAGATGCAGCTTCTATATTTACTGCCGTAGGCTCTGTCCTGCAATGGTTACCGGAAGTTGCCGCAATATTTACAATCGTTTGGACAGGTATTCGTATTTACGAAACTAAAACAGTTCAAACATGGGTAAAAAGAAGAAAAGAAAATGCCAGCAAAGAGTAAGAAACAAGAGCGCTTTATGCAGGCTGTAGCAAACAATCCCAAGTTTGCTAAGAAAGTTGGAGTACCTACGAAAGTAGGGAAAGAATTTACAAAAAAACCCAAGTCCAAAAGGAGAAAATAATGGGCGACGAAAAAAAGAAAAAAGTAATTAAACCTGAAGACGAAAAAAAGCGTATTAAGGATTTGGCTAAAAAAGAACGCATGAAAAAAATTCTTACTGAAGACATGGAGACGTTTGGACCTAGAGAAGAATCTAAACCTCTTAAAATACCTATGGGAGCAGGGGTTGGAAGGGTTTTAGAACCAAGACCTATGAGTGGAAATATGCTTGAGGAAAAGAAAAAAGCTGGTGGTAAGATTGGTAAGGGCATGACAAAGAATAATTATAAAAAAGGTGGCAAAGTTTATTGTAAAGATGGCTGTGCTGTTCGTGGTAAAACAAAAGGTAAATTATATTAGGAGACTATTATGGCAAATGAAACTGCAATAAAAAAACTAGCGAGGACTCTAAATAAAGCGACAGGTCGTCAAGATATGTTAGCTAAAGATAAAACAGGTCCAGAACAAGAAATTGGTATGGACCAAAGAAAAGCTAAAGGTAAATTTTCTAAGCATCACGATAAAGGTAAAGAAGAAGTAGGTTTACTTGAATCTGCAAAATTTGCTGAACAAGAATTAGAAAATGAACGTAAAGCATCAGATAAAAATAAAGCACCTAAATACAAAAAAGGTGGTATGGTTAAAAAACATAGAGGCGATGGCTGTGCAGTTAGAGGTAAAACAAAGGGTCGCATGGTATGATGAAGTGTCGCGGTATGGGCAAAGCGA